ACTGAGGAGGCCTTTTCGTACTCCGACTGGGATGATGCACTACCCTCATTAGCTGAAGGGCTCCAGAAGCTCCTAGAAGCCGATCTGATAGCTGGTCACAACATCATTGGATATGATCTACCAGTTCTTAAAAGGCTCCTAGGATGGGAACCACGGGACTCTCAGAAGATCTGGGATACATTGATCATGTCACAGTTATGTATGTTCCAACGTACACACCGTCATGGCCTTGCAGGTTGGGGTGAGTTCTTCAATTACCCTAAAGGAGACTATAATGATTGGACTAACTACAATCAGGAGATGCTTACATATTGTATCCAAGACGTTACATTAAACACGTTAGTGTACAAGAGACTTTCCAAAGAGGCTTCTATACAGATCTCAGCAAGACCAGAGTTCAAGCAGGCTTTAATACTGGAGCATGACTTTGCACAGGTTAACGCAGAGATCACAGCCAAGGGTTGGAAGTTTAATATGCCAAAGGCTGTAGAGTTGAAGCGTGACCTAACATGGAAGCTACATGCTATTGAAGATGAACTTGAACCTGACTTAGGTCGTGTGTGTATCCTCAAGGGTACCAAGGAAGTTGATAAGATTGTCAAGAAGAACGGTGACTACTATAAGAACATAACTGATTGGTTTGACTTAGAACCAAACACTAAAGCTTCTAATGGTTTCGTCACTGGCCCATTCTCACGTATTGAATTCTCCGAGGTACGCTTAGGTCAGCTTGCACTTGTTAAGAAGTACCTGTCAGATATTGGCTGGAAGCCTGATGACTGGACTTTCAAGAAGGTGCAAGGTAAGTGGATCAAGATGTCACCAAAGCTCACAGACAGCTCCTTAGAGCCTCTGGGTATCGTTGGTTCAATGATCAGTGACTACTACATGATACGTCAAAGGTTATCTATGGTTGATAACTGGATTGAGATGGTTGCCAAGTGGGGTGATGGTCGGTTACATGGTGACATGTTTACCATAGGTACACCTTCATTCCGATGCAGACACAGAGGTATCGTCAACATTCCCGGAGTTCATGCACAGTACGGTGAGGCTTTAAGATCCTTATTAACCTGTGAGCGTGGTAGTAGGCTTGTAGGTGCTGACTCTGCTGGTAATCAGTTCAGAGGTCTGGCACATTATATGGGTGATGACGAGTTCACTGCATCAGTTGTAGTAGGTCAGGAGTCTGATGGTACTGATGCTCACTCACGTAACGCTAAGATCCTTGGTGTGTCACGTTCAGTTGCTAAGAGTTTCATCTATGCGTATCTCTTTGGAGCAGGAATGACCAAACTAGGAGAAGTTGTCACAGGACTTAAGTCAGCACCAGCAGGTAAGATAGCAGATGCTAAGTTCAAAGCAGCATTCCCTAAGCTTAAGGAACTCAAGGATAAACTCTTATCTGAATTCAATACTAACAAGATGAAGACAGGTATTGGTTTCATCATTGGTGCTGATGGAAGACGGGTTATCGTAGGTTCAGAACACCAGCTACTAAACTACTTACTTCAGACACTTGAAGGTATAACCTGCAAGACTGCATTAGTCTACCAGTACAAACGTATTAAGGAGTTAGGTATCAAGGATACTTATCCTATCCTGTTCTACCACGATGAGACTGCATGGGTTACCCCGACTGCACATGCCAAAGAAGTACTGGCTATCTCAGTGGCTGGATTCCGTGAGGGGCCTAAGTCTGTAGGTGTTACCTGTATGGACGGGGATGGTAAGATCGGTGTAAACTATGCTGAAATCCACTAAGTGTTGCACAGACTGTGAGGTAGTTCTCGAAGAGGGTGTTAACTGGTTAGCTAGTTGTGTAAGGAACCACAAGTACCGGTGTACACCCTGTAAAAGAGTTAAGGGTAAGTCTGATAATCTAAACAGAGATAGTTGGAGGCGTACGCCTGAGGGTATAAGGCGTGAGGCTATACGTAAGCTCCAATGGAAGAAGAATAACAAGGGTTACGTGAACCACATAAACAAACTAAGGGACACTAAGAAGAAGCAGAGGACACCTGCATGGGCTGACCTTGAGGCTATACGTCTGATCTATGAGGAGTGTGCAGCTCTAATAGACGAGCATGGCCCAAGGTCATACCATGTGGATCATATAGTCCCGTTACAGGGTAAGACTGTATCAGGTTTACATGTAGAGAATAACTTACAGATACTTAAGGCATCTGATAATATAAAGAAGAGTAATAACTATGTTCAATAATAACGATGCAGTATTCGAGATGTTCAACAAGTCCTGCATGACAGAAGAGATGGAGTACGACAAGTGTTTTATAGACGCTGACTCGATCATCTTCCGTATAGCAGTAACAACAGACTCAGTGACACAGGCAAAGAGTTACTTCGATAAAGCACTTGATGCAATCATGCGAGACACAGGTAGTGTCAAAGGTTATGTAGCTGTCAAGGGTGTTGGTAACTTCAGATACGGTATATCAGAAGACTACAAAGGAACCAGAGCCAGTGGTAAACCTATGGATCCTAAGGTCAAAGAGCGGAGGGAAGCAGTAACTGAGTACGCATGGGAAACTGGATGCTTCAAGTCTGATAACTGTGAGGCTGATGATATTGTATCCATATGGGCACAGGAAGCGTATGATGCTGGTGAACACTATGTTATCGCTCATATAGATAAAGATATTGATATGGTTCCGGGTTGGCACTATAACTTCAACAAGAAGACTCAATACTTTATTGATGGTGATGAAGGTCACTACAAGATGTGTATACAGATGCTTACAGGTGACAGCACAGATAACATTCATGGACTCAAAGGTATCGGCCCTAAGAAAGCCGAGAAGATCTTAAAAGATGTACCGACAAAAGATATGCTGGAGGTCGTTGGGAACACATGGCGTGATCATCATCCTCGTGACTGGAAACCGAAGCTTGAGACCTGCTTTAACTTATTGTATATGAGGAGAGACTGGAATGGGTTCAGACGTTTAACTATTGAAGAGGTATTTACTGATGGATGATAATCAATACGGATGTAACGTACAATATGAAGCAGCAAGGTTACTGGATAAGTTATCCGGGATGCAAGGATATGGGGTAACACTCAGATCACATGATAACTTAGTAGAGCTTATTGTCCAAGCTGCATACCTACGTGTGAAAGAAATGGAGGCACTTAACGATGCAAAGTGAACCACTAGGTCACTGGACATACGATGGTGATGAGTTCGAAGTGGATGATTACTTCGGTTTCATTTACCTGATAACCGTAACAGTACCTGATGGTAACCCTATCAGATACATAGGTAAGAAGCAGTTCCACTCTTACAAGAAGACCAAACGAGACAAGGAGTCTAACTGGAAGAAGTATACAAGTTCCTCAAAGCACATCAATGAACTGAGAGTATCTGGATCTGAGTTATCCTTTGATATAATCCAATTGTTCAAGACAAGAGGTGGGCTATCAGCAGCAGAATGTAAAGTTCAATGGTACTTAGATGTACTCACGGAGAAGTGTCCCGAAGGGATCCCTTTATACCTGAATCGACAAATCGGTGCAGTTAAATTCATACCTAAAGAAGCAATAACAGATGAAACTAAAAGCAGACTTAATGAAATCTATCGAACCGGAAGAGTACTTATCAAAGCCAAAGGAGAAGAAGCAGCAGAGACTTGATCATAAAGTCAAAGCCAGCACCAGACGTCTAGATAACAAAGCCTACAAAGAAGATAGGTGGAACTGATGACTGAATCATTTACCAAGCACTACCCCTGCTTCCACTGTGGATCCTCTGATGCAGTCGCACTATGGTCTAATGGGCGAGGTAAGTGCTTTGCATGTGACAAACCTGCATTCCTAGACCAGTATGACTCAACAGTTGAATCAAAGTTTAAGCCTAACAACAAACAACAGGATTATGATATGAGTGGTGAATCGCTCCAAGACATCAGTAACTACGACACAGCAGGTGTACGTGAACGTAACCTTACTAAGACAGCATGTGAAGTCTATGACATGAAGGTTGCCTATAACGCTGCAGGTGAGATCACCACACACTACTACCCATACACTGTCAAAGGTAAAGTAGTAGCCTGTAAGAAGCGTACTCTACCCAAGGAGTTCCGAGTAGTTGGTGAGTTAAAGCATAAGGATCTTGAGCTATTCGGACAATCTAAGTTCCAACCGGGTGGTTTCAAAGTGATCATCACAGAGGGTGAGTTAGATGCTATTGCAGTGCAGCAGGCTATGCTTAACAAGTATAAGCGTACATACCCCGTAGTATCCCTACCATCCTCAAGTAACATGAAGATCCTCGTGGCTAATCGTGAATGGCTCAGGTCATTTGACGAGATAATCCTGATGTTCGATCAAGATGAGGCAGGTGAGAAAGCAGTCAAGGAAGCAGCTAAGATCATTGGTTGGGACAAGACACTAGTTGCAACACTCAGTGCTAATGACCCCTGTGACTCCACACCTCAAGATATCATGAATGCAGTCTTCAATGCACGTAAGTATACCCCTGCCTCCATCGTACGCGGTGAGGCTATCTGGGATGCATACGTTGCTCGTAAGAATGTACTGTCAATACCATACCCCAAGTGTCTCCAAGGACTCAACGATAAGCTTGACGGTATGCGTAAGGGTGAGATAGTATTGTTCACCTCAGGCACTGGCTCTGGTAAATCCACTATGATCAAAGAGATTGTATTAGAGATCGAAGCACAGACTGAGGACAGTATAGGCATGGTGTCTCTTGAGGAGTCCATAGGGGATTCTGCAGAGAAGTTCATTAAGATGTTTGCACCTAAGGATCCTACTCCTGAGCAGGAACGTAGTGCTTACGAGAAGGTCTTTGGTAATGAAAGATTGATACTACTTGACCATAACGGTGCAGTCTCTGACTCCAGTCTGATCGACCAGATCGAGAACTTGTGTCTGTTAGGTTGTGAGTACATCATCTTAGACCACATAACCATAGCAGTATCTGAAGGAGCCGGAGGTAAGACTGGTAACGAAGCTATAGACTCCATCATGTCTGACCTGTTAAAGGTTGTTAAGAAACATAATGTATGGCTTGGTTTAATCAGTCACCTCAGGAAGTCACAAAGCGGTAAGTCATTTGAAGAAGGCTATCTATCCTCAATAGATGACATCAAGGGTTCAGGCTCGATCAAACAGATCAGCTTTGATATAATTACATTCTCACGTAACTTAGTGGCAGAAGATGAAGATGAACGTAACACAATCAAACTCAGAGTACTTAAGTCCAGATTTACAGGACGCACTGGAGACTGTGGCTCAGCATACTATGACACAGCAACCGGAAGACTCAAAGGACAAGAGGACTTCCTCAGCTACACTGGATAACTCCTTAGGTGTCGAGTTAATAACTGAGTACATAAGAGAAAGGTGTGAGGGTAATACATTCAGGGGACGCCCTCCTGAAGGTGCCAGATTAGTCTCCAGCATGATCCCATATGGTCACACTTATCAGAAGCTCACTGTAAGGGCCGTAGCAGGGGCTGTGGCAGCTTATCAGAAGTCCAGAAGGTCAACGTCAGCACCCTTTAAACTAACTGTTACATCGACTGTGATAGGCTTACAGGTGCTGTCTGCTTTAGGTGTATTAAACACTAACCATCAGGAGATATTAGCAGTAGGTGATCTGTACTTAGAGGCTTTCCTTCAACTGGATTATATCCACATTGAAAGAGAGTACTCAGGTCACCGAGCACCTTACATCATACTACTATTGGATAAGTGGGCTGAGTTAGGTGATCTTCCACCAGAGTATGAAAGAGATACCTTAATCGGTACATCCTTCACACCACCTAAGGACATCACAGGGCTACGTAATGAGTTCACCAAACGTCCATACATAAAGCGAATGAGTTCAGAGGAGGACTTTAAGCAGCTTATAGGAGCACCATTTATAACTGCTCTTAACAAGCTGCAACAAGTATCTTGGAGACTTAACAACACACTAGCCAAAGCCTTAGAGACTAACCTCGGATTGTTCATAGATCTTGAGGATCAGTCAATCAAAGCTAAGTCAAAGGCAATTGAGATGAAGTTCGTCATTGCAAAGATTCATGCAATAGGTACTAACGACTTCTATCAGATGGTGGAATGTGATTACAGGGGGCGTGTGTACTACACTGAACCCTTCTTAAACTTCCAAGGCTCTGACGTATCCAAAGGTCTATTTGAGTTTGCCAATGCAAAACCTATGGACTCTGCAGGGTACCGATGGCTATGTATACACACAGCTTGTTCCTACAACCAATCATATGAACTAGAGGAACTACCTACATGGATAACAGCGGACTATCAAACCTATCTTCAAGACGAAGGGTTAGCTACTATATCAGTGGACAAGATGACACTGAGGGATCGAGAGTTGTGGACGTTGAACAACCTGACTTGGATAAACCACTTAGCGGATGGTCAGATCTTCAGGCCAGAAGCAGAGAAGCCAGTAAGCTTTCTTGCATGTTGCTTGGATCTTAAAGGATACTCAGAGGCTGAGGGTGTCTATATGAGTCGTCTACCTATCCCTGTGGATGGGAGTAACAATGGATGGCAACATCTGGCAGCTATAAGTAAAGACAAGCAAGCAGGTGAGCTGGTATCTCTTGTACCTAATGAGATCCAGAAGGACTTCTATGTCCAAGTTGCCAAGCGTCTTATAGATAGAATG